ATGCGACCAGCATTTGACATGCACAAAAATAGAATTGCCGAAGCGATCAATGAAAATATCAGAAAGCGCATTATTGATTTGGCTAAAAAACACAATATTTCAACAAAATAAAAAATAAAAATATAATAATATGGCAAGCACAGGCATCACCAATGGAACCCTGATCTCGATTTACAAAGTAATCGCGACAGTCAACACCAAAATCGCAAATGCGACATCAAATGATTTCACAATCACAAAGGACATGATTGAAACAACCAACAAAGATTCAGCCGGCGCGAAAGAATATATCGCGGGTGAGTATGGATATACAATGTCGGTTGAAGGTATGTTTGAAGAAGATGCATCAGTTGGCGCATTGATTAGTTGGAAAGAAATCATGACCGATTTAATGGCCGGAACGGAAATCACAATTGTGATGACATCAGCCCTGACCGGTGATTTGAAATTAAGCGGCGCGGCATTATTTAGCGATTTGAAATTAACTGCACCACAAAATGCGGTTTCAACTTTCACTGCATCGATCCAAGGAACCGGCGCATTGACTGTGACGACAATCGCTTAATTAATTTGCCTATATTTGTGGCATGAAAAATAAAATTGAAATAGGGGGTGCGAGTCATCCCTTTATTTTTAATATGAATTCATTGCGCAATGTCATGTCTGATATTGGAATGGAATCATTCGCCGATTTGCAAAAACATTTGGACATGGCAAAAACTTTGGATTTGTCTTTGGTTTGTGCATTCTATGGAATTTTGGAAGGTTATGAAATGAAAGGTGAAAAATCGCCATTTTCAAATGCATCCGAGATTGGCCGATTAATTAAAAAATACAATGAATTATTGCCGGCATTGAATGGATTTTCAGAAGCCATCACCGATTTTTTCACAATCGAAGAAACCGAAGAAAAAAAGTAAATGCCAGCAATGAAGGCCCACCATTGACATGGCGAAAAGTCGAACAAATTTCATTCGGCGAAATGGGCATGAATGAAATCGATTTTGGTCGATGTTCACCAAGATATTGGCGCGCCCGATTGGTTGGCATGCGCAATGCGCAATATCAGGAATTTCAAAACCAATGGGAAATGACCCGATGGATGGCGGCGACAATAATTTCACCGCATTTGAAAAAACCCATCGCCCCAAATAAGTTGATGGCATTTCCGTGGGAAATGATGCAGCCGGATGATATTGTTGCAAAAATTACTCAATATGCGGATATATTTGCGAAGTTAACCCCGCCAGCCGAAGCATGAAAGCCATAAATGCAGTATACAATATTTTATCCAATAATTCAGCATTGACGGTGGTTGTTTTGACCGTAATCAATTAATTAAGGATTCCACAAGAATCGGCATTTCGCGCCATATCTTATCAATTGGTTTCAGTGATTCCGCATCCATCAAAATCGGGTCCATCTGAATCAGATTTTGCAAGGGTTCAAATTAATTCATTTGGAACAACTTATCAAAGCGCGGTTCAAGTCGCGGATTTAGTTCGAACCGCAATGGAAAAGACATTGCCAGCAACTTTCAATTCGGTTTATGTTCAAGCAATTGAATATGATGGCGAAGCGCATTTGAGTGAAGATAATGCCGGGTTTGCCGGTGTGTTCCATATTGCACAAGATTATATCATTAATTACAACCGATAATGGCAAAAAGTCAATCACTCAATATTATCATCGGGGCCGACATTGAAAACCTGAAAAAAGGTTTAGATGCGGCGGTTGTTGCAACCCAAAAAGCCGGCAAAGATTTGTCAGGTGCGACCGGTGAGGCTATCAAAGGGATGCAAGATCAGTTTGCCAAGTTGGCCGCATCAAAACCATCAATGGCAACTGTGCGACAAATGCAAAATATTGCAATGACGGCCCGATCATTGGGTCCTGAATTTCAACAATTTGCAAATGAGGTGATCAAAGAAGCCGGCCGGATTAAAGATTCAGTTGGTGACATGCGGGCGGAAATTGGGTATTTTGCCAGCGATACAAGGCGATTGGATGCGGTGTTGGGTGGTGTTCAAGGTTTAGCCGGTGCATTCAGCGCGGTTGAAGGCGCGGCGGCATTGATGGGAATTGAATCAAAGGATTTGCAAAAAACCATGGTGCAATTGCAAGGTGCATTGGCCTTGGTTAATGGATTGCAAGCGCTTCAAAGTGCATTGCAAGCCGAAAGCGCATTCATGGTTGGATTAAACACCGCAGCAATGCGAATTCAAACCTATGTGATGGGTCAAGCAACAGTTGCGGCGCGGGTTTATGCCGGCGCATTAATAGCAACCGGCGCGGGCGCAATCTTGGTTGCAATCGGATTGATTGCATCAGCATTTTCCAATGTCAAGGACAAAACAAAAGACACAACAAAAGCGGTTAATACATTAACCGAGGCATATAACAAGCAAGCGGAATCATCCAAAGAAGCATCAAAAAACGGGATGGAAATCGCCGATCAATTGTTGAAGAAAGAATTGGATGCCGCCAAATTGCGCGGTGCAAGTGATAAGGAACAAACACAAATTGAAATTGCATTTTGGCAAAAAAGGAAATCCAATTTGGAATCCAATTTGGCCGGTTATGACAAATATTCGGCACAATATTTACAAATTAGACGAAACATATCAGAAACCGAAGGCAAAATCGAAGAACTGCAAACAAGTCAATCAATTGCCAATGGCGAAAAAAGGCGCGAAGCAAAAAAGAAGGCGCAACAAAAAGAATTTGACGATTCAATCGCATTGATTAAAGCCCAAGGGCAAGCGACAAATGATGCTGAAAAATTCTTTATTGAACGAAATAAAAAGTTAAAAGAAAAGGCCGTATCGGATGAATTAAAATCAAAAAAATTCAGCGGTGCAAATATGATTGCCGGGACTGCGATTGCACCGGTTTTGATTCAGGTCAAAATTGATCCCAAATCCTATTCACAAGTAGTTCAAGATTTTGACAAATTAACACAAGATATTGGCGCGGCAATTTCCGCATTAGGTGTTGATATTGCAGTTGGTTTTGGCGAAGCAATTGGCGGTGCATTGTCAGGACAAAAAGATGCCATGGCAAATTTTGGTGATGCAATCATTATGGCATTGGGTGGATTTATGTCAACAGTTGGTAAATTATTGATCACCTATGCGATTGGTGTTGAAAAATTCAAAACCGCATTTTCAGATTGGCGCGCTGCATTGGCGGCCGGTATTGCATTGGTGGCCATTGGCGCAACAATTAAAAACACAATGTCAAAAGGTCCATCGGTGCCAGCATTTGCCGATGGTGGTATTGTTAGCGGTCCGACATTAGGTTTGATGGGTGAATATCCCGGTGCAAGATCCAATCCCGAAGTTATTGCACCATTAAGCAAATTAAAGACATTAATGCGATCAGATCAATCAAGCGGGTATATTGCATCAACAACAATTCAGGGGCGCGATTTGGCGATTGTATTGGAAAGATATAACAAAGATTCAAAGCGCGGATAATGGCAAGGAAATATTTTGGTTCATTCTATTCAATAACCAACAATCAATATCGGGTTGAATTATGGGATTCCGCATCAGGAACCACACCGGAAATCACCGCGCGATTATATGCCGAAAGGGTATTGGCCGCCGGAGGTTATCAAGAAGGTTCATCATGCTTATTGACCAAATTACAATCGCTTAATTCATCAACTGAATTAATATTGGCATCAGATGGTTTCAATTTAGAAATTCAAGGCCAAGGAACACCATGGTATGAATCGCCAATCAGATCATCAAAAGTTTCAACACAATGGGTCATTCCTGATCAAACAGTGTTGGATGATTTTATTTCATTGTCAACCAATCTTGAAAATTATTGGGCCTTAATTGTTTATCGCGATAATGCGCCATTTTTTATAGGGCGAGTTGTTGCGGATCAAATGACCCGATTGCGGGAATCAATTGCATCAAAACCAATCATTGATTTGACGGCGGTTGATGGATTGGAATTGATGGAGGGGTTCAAAGTGGATGAAGCATGGTTCACCGATGGAAAGATTCAACCAACATATTTGATTCGGAAATGTCTTGAAAAATTAAATTTATACAATTATTGGGTCACCCTTGGAATCAGTAATTCATATTTATATGATGCATCGGTAATTTATGCGACAAATGCAGTTCGAAAAGGGTTGGATGTTATGTATTTAGACATCAACACCTTTTTACCTGATTATGATCCATTTCAAGATGTCAAATCAATTGATGTCATCAATGGAATTTATGAGCCATTAAATATGATTGATTGCAGAAAGGCAATTGAAATGCTTGCAATCAATTTTGGATGCCGATTCATGCATGATAAGGGTTCATATTGGTTCTATGCTGCGAATGGATATGCAGGGTCTACAATAGCATTTAGGCGGTATTCCTACACAATGGGATATCAAGGGGCATCAACCTATTTACACCGCCAAACAATTGGTTCCCATGCGCGCCCCGAATGGATGGCAAAACCTTCTTTGACTTATCAACCAGCCATTCAAAAATTAGTGATCAATCAAAAAAGGCAAATGGGCGCAAAGAAAGTCAGATCATATGATGACAAAGCGACCCCGGCATTTGAATTGATTTCAACACAAATCCCAACCGGATCAACACCAGATTCGGCACCAATGCGATTTCGGGTTATTTCCAAATCTGAAATCTATCGGGCAAGCGGGACGAAGAAAGAGGACCGGACATTTATGAATGTCATGATTTGGGTTGAAAATTCATCAGGCGCAAAGATGCAAGCCAATGGCAGCGGATATTGGTCATCGGTGGGGGTTGCAACCGGCGAATTGGTTGAAAAAATCACCCTTGACATGAAAGGGACATGGGTTGACATGGTTTGGGAAAAATCATTAACAACTGCGCCGATTGGTTATGACAAATTATATATCAAAATTGATTATGTCAAAGCGGCTGAAATTACTTACACTAAATTAACCGGATGGAAATCATCCGCATTGGTGAACAAAGAATTTTGGGGTGCAATTCAAGTTGCATTTGCTGATTCATCAGCATATCAAAACCCTGATCTTGTTTATGACTTAGCGGAACAATTTTTCCCATCATCATCAAGTTCAGTTAATTCAAGCAATGTTGAAATTGATGTTGCATATTATACCGCGCCAAACAAATTTTCAGTTGGAAATATATTGGTAAGCGATGGAACAAATACAATTTTGGAAACTGATTGGCATGCGGGATATGATTCAATAACAACCGGAACATTGACCAAAATGTTGGGAAATACTTTGTCCGGCCTTTATGCAAATTTTGTTCCAATCATTCAAGGAAATTGGATTGATTCGGGATCATATTCACCAATAAAATCCCTTTATTTTGACAATTATACTTGGTTATTAAATGGGGTTCAATATTCAGGGCGATCAGAACAATGGAATGGCGAATGGTTGGCAGTCAGCCCGGTGTATGCTGATTTAACAACAACCGGTGAAGGATTGCGTATTGGCAAAAGTCCGACACAAGTCATTGGCGATCGCATAAATGCACAAGAACAAACAATCACAAGTTTGTCAAGTTATATTCAAAATGTCCCAAATCAGGTGTTGGAACATTTGGTAAACTATGCTGATCAGGCCCCGACAACACAACCCACCCAAGATACACAATGGGTTGTTAAATTGAAATATACTGATTCAACCGAATTGGTGACATGGAAATTGGTCGAAGAAGGAACAGTGACAACATACACCGCGGGGGTGCATTCATTGCTGACAAATTATCAATTGCACACCTTAAATTGTGCAACCGGTAATATCACAATCAATTTGCCATCGGCAACATTGTGGAAAGGTGAAAAATATTGTTTTGTTAAATTGGGATCAGCCCATAATGCGACAATAAATGCATTGGGTGGACAAACAATTAATGGCGCGGATCATTTTAATTTGAATACTAATTATCAATCGCACACCATTCAATCGGATGGCATCGAATGGTTTATAATTGCAGCGCATCCATAATTGTTGTAATTGTTTAATGTCATGCGATTATTTTTGAACCATTATGGCACAAGCAAGCGCAGATATCATCGCGGGTTCACAAGGATTCAAAAGACATGGGGCCGCAACAGTGACCGGTGTTTCCTATGACGCAATCGTCCCACAAGAGGACACAATTTTTACATCATTTTCGGTTCAAGGCGACAATGAATCAAGCGGCACAAATGTTTTGAGTGCGCGCGGGATGTCATCAATCACCTTTCAACAAGGCGCATATTTGCCCGCCGGAAAAGGTTTCAAAATTGTTGGATTTGTTATTTCATCCGGATCGGTTATTGGTTATTAATCAAATATCATGTTAACATCGCAAACACTCGGAATTGGCACGCGAGGCGGGGCGAATTATAGGGGCCAAGGTTGGTCCATTGTATTGGCTTACAAAGCGCGCATCACCGCCGATGGCGGATATTATGAAGGCATTTCATGTTTGTTGAATAAACTAAATAATTTATAATATGTCAGATTTATTGAATGCGGCATCATTGATCATGATTCCATCCGGTTATTCGGAAGACAAAGTATATAGTGCAGTCCCAACCGACGGAAGCGGGGATTTAAGTTTTACGCGCAGTTCCAACGGAACCCGAATAAATAGTGCGGGGTTGGTGGAGGTTACGCCGTGGAATTTGCAAACATATTCGGAGGACTTTACCAATGGCAAATACACTCTTAATCAAGCAAGTATTTCATCGAATGCTACAACCGCACCAAATGGAACTGCAACCGCTGACAAGTTAGTTGAAAACACCGCAAACGACCAGCACTTTGTATATTTTACTGCACAACAAACCGCATACAATGAAACAAGAATAAGTGTTTATGCAAAAGCGGGAGGTCGTACAAATTTGTTGATGTGGGAAAGTGCAATAACAAACGCACAATGTTTGTTTAATTTGTCAACGGGTGTTGTTACTTCAAGCAGTAGTGGAAACGCTGCGAACTTGTCTACAACGGTTGGGCAAATTGAGGATGCGGGTAATGGTTGGTTTAGATGTTCCTTTAATTATAGCACTTCAAGTGGAGGCGGAACAATTCGCTTACAATTATACACTACTACAACATCATACACGGGCGACGGAACAAGTGGAATTTTTCTTTGGGGATTGCAAGAAAACATCGGCTCAACCGCCAAACCCTATTTCCCCACTACCGACCGCTTAAATGTTCCACGCCTAACTTATCAAAATGGCGGGGGCGGGTGTCCAAGTTTG